CAACCTGCCCTTGGACAGCATCCACCGCCGCTGCCGTGTTGATCTGCGCAACTGTGTACCCGGCGGAAGAATAGGCTTCTGCTGCGGCAGTCGCATCTGCTGCCGAAAGACCTGGACTGGCTGTTTGAAGGGCACTAGCCATGTCTGACACAGAAGATGCACCCGCTGAAGCAGCTGGCGCCATAGAAGACATCGCCGCACCAATTCCAGAAGCGACCCCGCCAGTCAGTCCGCCGTAGAGCATCCCTTGCCCGACACTTCCCCCAGTGACCGCCGCAATACCCCCGCCGACCAGAGCGCCTGCCGCCACGCCGCCTATGATTCCTGCCGCAGTCGCACCCACTCCTGCTGCGATAAGACCTCCACCTACATATGCTGAGACGAATGAAGACATTGCCACTCCTTATCTAATTTTACGGATTCGACTTGGGATTGCCGGTAATCCACTGTGATTTCTTCACCATCAAGCCCCCCGCGTGACCCGGCTATTGGTCGTTGCGCTACGAGGTCAATTCCTCCCGCGCCGTTCGCTCTAGGAAATGCGTTTGGTATTTTTGAATGATTTGTGTACCGGCCAATCGGCGTTCTACACAACCCGATTCGTGCGGGAGCAATCACTTCACCTTCCGCTATGTCACTTACGGCGAATACACCGCGCCCTTGGATGTGAGAATCTGCAATCGTGAATTTGTACATCCCGTAGGGCAGTGGTATCAAGTCGGCGTGATTCTCCACAACTGCCCGCACCTGTTCTTCGGTCAATCCCCGTTCTTCCAGCAACAGAGTGTAGTCAGCCACATCTTCAGATCGATCAACGGTTGATTTAACCTGTTTGTTCATCAGGATCAAGGGGTCGTTCATGTCGAGAAACATCGCTTCGAGCTTTGCGATATCGGTTTCGTCTGTGGCGTAAATGTTCTGCCACACCATGTCCTCTTTGATGTACCCCACGTTACGGCCAGGTGGCGATACAAAAGTCATCGGCGCTACAAGCTCTTTAATCTCGGCCTCATCTGTCAGGACAAGCACTCGACCTTTCGTGAAATTGTTGGTACACGCAGTTTTATGGATCTGGCCGATAGCAAATACGCCGGCAGACACGTGTGCCTCGCGAATATAGATGCCGGGGCCGAAGAAATGTTGAATATCAATCCGAGCCTGCGGCTGCTGAAGTGAGTGCGTAATCGCGTCATCTACCCGCTGCGAGGTGAGGAATCCGGTTATTTCTGCGAGTTCATCTTTCATCACTGCGGCCTTTGAAGCGGCGAGGGTGTGCCGAGGGGTGCGGGTGCTGCCGGTGGGCTCGGCACACCAGGGGCGGCTGGGGGCTGACCGGCTGGGGCGGTGGGTTTAACGATGCCCTTCTTGGTTAGGTCAGCAATCTGTTCTGGCGTAACGTGGTTGAACTTGCCGTTCGCGTCCACACTGCCCAAGACCTTCCCGGTATTGTCCCATACGACCTTGCCGTCCGCCGAGACGAATACTTTCTTGCCGGGTTCATCAACGCTGCCATCCACAACGCCCGCCGTGACCTTGACCTTTTTGCCGTTAATATCAATTTCGCCGTTGTACTCCTTGCCCGTAGGCTTACCTTGTACTGGCTGACCAGGTGTGGCCGCGGGCGGCGCTGGTTGAGGCGCGGCAGCGGGAGGCTGACCAGTAGCGGCGGAAGGGGGCTGGCCGGGGACGGGCGTGGCAGGCGCTCTCAGCCCCATCATCCCCGAACTATCGTCTGTTGTTAAACTCATGATTTCTCCTGTCCGAACTTCCCGCGTGTACTGAAAATAAACTCATCACCCCGTCCTTGGGGATCACCGCCAACAATCTTTCCCACATAATAGATGACGCCGTAATTCTTTACGTGGTGGAATAGGTTCGCGGTGCCCCGCAGGCATCTCACCACGCACACACCTACCTGTTTACTGTAACGGACCCAATTGAAGAATCTCACATTGGCTCGCAAAATATTTGATTTCGTCGCCCATTTGAAAAACTGAACTTGCGGTTCAATCCGGGTGCCCGCTGAGTCAATGGAAATGACACAAATAACGCCGCGTTTACCCTTGAACCGCCGGTTGTAATCTTCCACTACAAGCGTTGATGAATACTTCGACAGATCATTGAGCATCCGGTCGTAAAACGCATCTTTCTCCATATCTGCGGGAATGTCAAATGAGCCTTCTTTATACGCCGCCCAAAAAACCCACAGGTCATCCATTGAAAACGGACGAATGAAGGGTTTCGATTTACGGAATAGGCGTTTCTTTTTATGATCAAAAGAGTTCAACATTATCGACTTTCCAAGGGCTGACTGTTACGTTTTGTAATGTGAGATAGAAGCCGTCACCCTTACCTGTCGGGCTAAAGGCCTGGTGACTGACCGATCCGGCCAGTTGCGCGCCAGAATTCCAGTATGCCACGCCGCCCCAGCCAAGACCAACCTTATTCCAAAGAAATGGGTTTAGGCCCGTCGTAGCGCCCTTCAGTTTTACAGTTGAATTGCTTATATTAAACTCATCTGCCCAGTTAAAGGCGAGGCTCAATACTGAGTCTGTGCCAACGCGCCGATACTGCACTTTCCCCATCAAGATTGTTTCGTTGTAGGGGAACGGCCTGAGCACAGTACCGTCGATCAATCGTGTCGTGCGTTTGCAGTCGATAGTGTACGCGCCTGCGTCACCGCTGGCTCCAGACCCATCCATGTCAAAGATGTTACCGTAGGCATCTCCCCAATAGACGGTGTACCTAGCCTTATCGGGATCCTGCATATACTTCGCTGCTTGCGCATTGAAGGAATTTGGGTGTTGCGTTGTGTACACACTCCAAGGACTCAAGCTCGTGTTTACTGCCGTGTCGGTTTGCCCACTGTACAAAATGTCCTTAAACAGCACAAGAACTTTGTTTGCGATAAAGAAATACACCTTTTGAAGCGTTTCATCGTAGATGCTCATCGCACCAGGAAGACCGGATGCTGTTGTCGGTATCCATCTGGAGACATCATTGACCTTTACATCACCATAATTTTGGGTGGAGCTCATCATGCTGATATTCCCGCCTTTTCGGACATACACTGCATCATTGCCTATGTCCACCAGCGACTCATTGCCTATCGAGCAAGACCCGACGTAAAAATCAACGAAAGTAAAAGTGGACGCACTCGTGCCCACCAATTTAAACATCTTTCCGTCAACCGTGGAAATGACGAGGATATTCTGCCACATACACACCCCGTTAATAGCCTTCAGGTCGGGGGAGAGTAAGTAGAACGGCTCAAGTCCTGTCGAGAATGTGGCACCACCCGTATTCGTAGGGCCGCCCCGATTCGTCAAGTTCAATGCTTGAGGGTTCTCAAACGTCGAAGCCAGGATCATGTGCGGAGTGGCCAATCCACAGGTGATATTGAAAAACCATACCCGGTTCAGGTAGACAATAGAGTATTTTGCGTAGAATGCGCTGGCCAATCCAGTGGTCAGAGCACCAAAGGTCGTACCGTCCCACTTCTGGACAACATTGTTCAGGTTCACGTCGGTTATGACCAGATACTCTCCCAGTGACCAGTAGGTGTCTCGCAACAAGGCATCCACGACTACCGTACCTACGCTGGTGAAACTGGTGAAAGTAATCGCCACCGTTGCGGAGGCGGTGCTGTTGACCGATACTGTGATTTGTGTGGTTGAGTCGATGGAAAGTATTTTATTAGGTGCTGCGCCAATCCCGATCCCCGTCACAAGTTGACCTACCCCCAACCCCGCTGTTGAGGATAGCCCAGTAATAACCCCGCTTCCCGAAGTCGTCGTGCCGTTCAGTACGGAGTTCGATTTTCCGTACCACTGATACACCGTGTTGCCGGCACAGATGAGAATGGTCTTGACAATCGCGCGGGTGATCATCTGCATGATCCCCGTGATCTTTCCCGTATTCGGTGCCGTTGCTTCGAGGTCAAACGGGGGGCGCGGAGATAATTCAGTCTGCCTGGCGCTCAACTCGAAGTTGTATCCAGCAGATGCCTCGTTTATATCGGGAGTCTGATTCTCATTTAACCCCGCTGCGAAAGTCAGTGTAAGTTTGGGGTCTTCGGTATCCCGACTGGCTATGTTATATGCGGAAGGAACGGCCATATCGTTTTCCTGGTTTAGTTGGAACTATCAGACGCAACAGGGTTGAGCGGCATTCAATGTACACAGGGTCTTTTTCAATGGTTGTGCCGGGCAGTCGCGGCTGTTGCGAGAATAGTGAGTTGAATTTGATTGCCGCGAGTTCGCAGAATTTGAATACCTCGATGTCTCGGATGAACGGCATGTTGTCGGTTTCAATCAGGGGTATCACGTCTTTTTCATAGTCGTAAGTGAGCACACGACCATTTACGCTGGCGTCGGGCACTTGATAGAACCCGACTTCTTTGGTCGGGCCATCGACGTAGTAGAAAAAGTTTGGATAGCCGATTTGTGTCCGGTAGTTGTATATTTCACGGGCCAGGTGTTGCTCGCCGCCCTTCCACTCAGGTATCTCATAATTTTGTGTTGCGTCGTAGAAATAGGCAGTTGAATTCCAGAAACCAACAAAGTCAGTCGATAACTGGTAAATTCGTGTGCCGGTGCCGCCGGATAGTGTGATTGTTCCAGATGCTCGTTCTTGCGGGAAGGTATAAAACGCGGTCAGGTCGGTCAGCACACTTTGAATAGCAATCATTGCGAGGTTCAGCGTTGCACCATGCTGGAGGTCAGCGAAGGATACAACAGGGTCGGTATCCCCTCGTATTACCCCAGACAGGCGCAATACTCTGTTTACTGATTGGACAAATGTTTGCATGGCATAACGCCTCCTGATTAGACCGCATCATAGCACAAATAGAAAAAGGGCATCCCCGGTAGAGAACGCCCTTTTTCTGGGTTTAGCCGTTAGGCTAGATTACAGCTTGGACGACCCGCTACGGATCTTGTAAAGCCACGCTTGATTGAGGACCTGACCCACATGGAATGCCTTCCAAGCTAGCGAACCGACTTAGTTGTACGGTTTGAGCGCACCACCGGAACCCACCGCTTTGTAGATCAACTCTACGGCAGGAGGAGTCTTGGGGTTATACATCTCGTAGCTGTTCGTGGCGTGCATGTTGCCCAGACCGACGGTTCCGATGGCTTCCTGACCATAGATGAACGAGTCATACACATCATGCGCCTTGGTAGAGGCACCGCGCAGACCTACGGAAGAGGTCTTACCCGCGCCGGAAGCGATGGTGGAAACCTGTGTGGATGACCAGCGAACGCCGTTGACCGCGCCGAATTCAAACGGCATGGTTTCGGTGTAACCAGCGTATTGCTCAACCGCAACGAAGCCGGTCAAAGCGCGAATATCTTCCTCAACGTCCACGTGACAGATACCGTAGTAGCTGGAGCGGATAGGTTGTGTGCCGATATTCGTGGACCCCATACCAATCGGGGTGAAGGTACGCCCCGCACCGCCGTTGATGAAGTTCACACCGGACTTGATGTCGCCCACCGATATAGCCGCCGAGATGGTAGACACACCTGCTGCCCCACCTGCCGCGCCATTCGAGTAACGGACATTGGTTGCCGCCTGATAGGCAGAGAACATCAGCGCATTCAGCGATTCACCCGCGTTCGCGCCCAGGGTGTCGAGCAGTTTGGCCGCTTTGGTGTTTACGTTGAACAGGTCGATTTCTTCCGTCAGGACGATTGCGTTACCTTTTTTCAAGATCGTCGCGGTCACAACGGACAGGGTTGGCGTTACGAAGTTGCGACCAAAGAACGCAGCGGCAGTGCCGGAGAGTTCAGAGAGAGTCGCTGTGTTTGCAGCCAGGTTGTTGATGCGTTCCCACTTAACCGAGGCGCTACCGCCGCTCTTTTGCAAATTACCAGCCAGTGTACCATTGAAGTACGGCAGCTTTTTGCGTGCGGCGGACAGCAAGCCTTTCATCAACACGTAGTTGACGGGGGTGGGTAGGAAGGTACTCGTGTTCTTGATAATTTGTGACATGATCAAATCTCCATAAGTTTAGTTGTTGGTTCTGACCATATTCGCCCAAGCTCTTTCAAACTCTGCGCCTACCAATCCGCCCATCGGATCGTCGTCAGAACCCTCAGTTTCAGTCGTTGCCGAGGATTGTTGTGCAGCTTTCAAAGCCTTCCGACTCGCGGCAGCTTGTGGATCTACTTTGACCTCAAACTTTTTACTGATTTCCTTGGAGATAATACCCATCGCCTTAGTCAACGCCGCCTTCGCGGTTGGTGAGTTGTTTCGGGCATCCCAAAGAGCTTTAAATTTCACGTCTGTACGAGCACGTTCATTCAGTTCAAAATTTGCCAAGGCCGTTTTGGTCTTGTCGTCATACGGTAAATCGTTCAAACCTGCATTTTCCTTCACGAAGTCAGTTGCCTCGCGTATATCTTCCTCTAGCTTCGCCTGAGCGGTAGCTTGCTCTCTTTGAGCACGCTCCTGCCTAAACTCTTGCTGATTCGCTTCCAAGGCAGATTGCTTTTCCACCAGGCCTTGCAAAAACGCTTTGTGGCCGTCATCGTATGCGTCTGGGATGTCAGCCGGAGTGGGTTTCTCTGCCGGTGTTGCAACTACTACTTGTGGTTGAGGCTGTGCCTCTGTTATACCAGCCTCTTTATAAACATCTTCGAGAGACGGTTCTTGTACCAGTTCTACATTTTCCGTAGTCATTTTAATCTACTCCTAGTTTATTGGTTTGTCAAACGGATTTATCACGGACATTATCGTGTCAAACATTTGCTGCCTGGTTGAGTGAAAAGCCATATCCCGCGTATTGTCCGTCTTGGGGTCATACGACGGGACGATGGGCCTGAACCCATTTAATTCCTTCACCAACATCTGAAACTCGGGATACTGGTGAAGATTTATCAGGAGTTGTTTGTTCATAGCATCGCTCCATCTGTGGCAGGCACCGCGACTGGCTCGACAATTCCCATCGTGCCTTCTGTTGGTTCTTCCGGCATCCGGGCGTGCTTCGCCACGGTGAGTGCCACGGTATGCTCGAACGCTTTGATCATCTGCTCCAGTTTAGTCGATTTCAGTTCATGCGCTTGATTACCCATCGCGACCTGATGATCTGCGGCCTGCTTCTGTGCCTTCAGGTTCAAGTCCGCCACAATGGCTTCATGCTGGGAGTTGGTCTTTGTCATCTTCGCTTCGTAGTTAAGCTCCATCCCTTTCTCTTTGACCGCGAGCGCTGCTTGCTCACTTTGAAGTTCAGCCTGCGCCTTCTGCAATTCTTGCTGAAGTTGCATGAGTTGCTGCTTAACTTGTGGCGGGATGGCGTCACCTTGCAGCATAAACCGCTCAGGTGCCTTCGTCCCGGCGTCCATGTACATTTGCTTGAGCACGGCTTCAATATCCATCTTCGCAGCCATCGCCGGATGCCCAAGGGCGAACGCCGTAGTCTGCGTAAACGCCATGTGTCGGCGCGCTTCGCCCAACATACCTTTGCTGCCCACAACTTCAAAGTGAACTGAGTCAGGCAGGTCTTTGTGCTCGACACGCAAAAAATCGGGTGAATCGAGGTCGGGATTGTAATACGAGAACTTGAAGCCCCTCTTCGCCAGGTTCATCGCGTGCTGCATGTACAGAAAAGTGCGCAGACCGTCATCCACCTTAATGGCAAACCCGAACGGCCCCGCCTCCGAGTCGGCCTGCTTCGTATCGACCTCTGCCTTCGTCGCGCGCGAACCAACTTCAATACCAGGACGACCGAGGGCTTCCGTCATGCTTGTCTTGCAGAATTGCACACCATTCAGCGCAACAGCGGGATCGCCAACTTTAATCTCTTTGAAATTTGATGACCCCTTTGACGAACTCTTTGCACCAGGGAAGATCGTCGGGCCGCCGTTCACTACAAAATCAGGATCATTCCCATCATAGACGAGGGGTGGGCGGGTATGTAACTGTACTGAGTTCACAAATTCATTCGCAAGGATGCTGGTGATGCTCTGCATCGGGCTTTGTTTGATGATCGGAGAGAACGCGTAAGGGTCGCGCACGTCCATTCGTTCGTAGCATTTGTAAATTACAGGTGGGTATGGTGTTTTGTTCTCGTTCAGGTAGATCAGCTTACCGTTGGCGAGGATGGCCTTGTAATTCGGAAAATACAAATCGTCAACGGAGGTATTCACGCCGTCGCTAGACTTCGGTATGACCACATCGCCCCAGTACGTGACGAGTTCAATATCCTTCGTCTGATTGTCCTTAACGGTTTTTTCTTCCTTGGGAATTTTCTTCAGCGCACCCTTAATCCAGCCTTCGCCACTCTCGGCCATCTCGACTACTTTATGCAGCGGCATGTAGGATGTAACAAACATTGACCCGGTATAGAACATCGCAGAGCCGACCAGCGAGGGTGACGGGTCCGGGTAACAGTTCCACATACTGTGAGGCACCCAGACAGGCGAGGTGATGTCCTTGGCGCTTGTGCCACTCAGGTACATCGTCAGGGTTTGCTCATCGACTTCCGCCACAAACGCGCCGTGGTGTAGGGCTTCCTTCAGGGATAGCTCAACTCGGTCGCGCAGACCAAAGGTGATGTGTTGCTGGGTAAGCAGCGCACGCAATCGGCCATCCATCTGCGATTGCATTTTTTTGTCCATCGGGATTTTCTCTCCAGTGGCCGCATCCAGATCTAGCGGCGGCTCAACGTGCGCCTCGAACCAGTCACGGGCATCGGGGAAAATAACGCGGAGCAGGTCGGCAGTCATAATCTCGGATGCCTGGGCGAGCACACCTAACTCGAAGGCATTGAGCCATTCTTCCTCGGCATCAACCTCTTCCTCTGGGGGGTCGAGCGTTACCTGGCGATCAACGACTTTCCACATTCGCTCGTGCTTCTGGCGAAACTGCGAATTCTTACGCTTGGCGAGTTCGGCCTTGAGAATGGTTTCCGCGCGCTTGAAGTCCTTCTCGGTGATCTTGAGTTCCTTCGTTTTCTTCTCGCGCTTCGCCGGTGCAGCGTCCGTGCCAGGCTCAGGCTTGGTCGGATCAGCGGGGTTATTTTCGTTCTGCTCGTTTGCCATTATGCTGCACTCCAGTCAGGCGTCGGTTCAACGGGCGGCTTCGCCGCCTCGCGCATTTCGTGCGCTTTAACTTCGGCGCGAATCAACGCGGCGTAGAGGGTACGTATGCGGCTTTCAAGTTCTTCAAGCGTTTCCATCACCAGTTCCTCCTACCTTGTTTTACCTTCACTGGCTTCGCAGCGACGGGGATTGTTTGGGCATGACGTAATGACATCACGGCATACCGGCATGATTGCAAAATGTCCTCCGACTGCTTGACTAACTTTCCTTTTGTGTCGCGATGGAACATGCGTTTCTCTTCGAGGAACAGTTGACAAGTCCGAAAAACCTTAAATCGTCCCGACTCCATCCGCTCAACCATGTCAAGCAGCGAGGCTTCCACAGAATTACCACCTTCGCCTTCCTTCTGCCCCGCTTGGGGTGCGTTCGTCGCGCGTGCTGGGAGCAAGTTTAACCCAGCTTCAACATATTTGTCGCGTAATTGTTCACCCGTGCCTTTTTCCGTGTTCAATCCGTCATGCGGCCATGCCACTGGAACCCAGTCGCCCCACGCTGCAATAGCGAGGGCATGGACAGCAGGAACGGCCTTCGACTCACGGTACTCATTCGTCAGGTATATACAGTCGTTGTCCCGATCCCACGCAATTTGCACTGCACCAAATGGGTGATCCCATCCAAAGTCAATGCCATTAATGCGCGGCCAGTGGCGGGGGATAGGAAACGGGTCAACGGTGATGGAAGACTCTGACTGAGGAAACACCAAGCCGGCGCCCATCAGTGGGCTACCGTTACGCCGCATCTCCCGCTCATGCTCTGGAAAAGCAGATAACTTGCGTACCTTATCCTCCTCAGTAAAGTGGAGGGCATCATCCCACGTAAGGATTGTGACAGACTGGCCAATCGCTAAATCATTTATGAACTGTGTGACCAGTTTGGTCATACCTTCTTCTGGCGTAAGCGTCAGATACAGCATCGCATCCCTAGCCGCAAGCCCGGCTCGAAGAAACTGTGACCATACGTCCTGTGGCGGCTCCTCGTCTAGCCAGCCAACGCTTACGCCTGTGACGCCCATGAACGCTTTGAATCCCTGCTCGTAAGCACGCAGATAGACCGTGGACATTCCATCGTAAACGCCATTGGTAAAATGCTTGACTTGCACTGAATCGTAGGCATTTGTCACCCCGGCTTTTCGGGTCGCTTTGCCAACACAGTCGATGGGGACTGAGCCTGTGCCGAGTTGTTTCTCATCTAGCGGGTCGCCAAATAGGGCTTTCTGGATAATGTCACGACAAGACACGTTTGTTACCCCGCCGCACACCATCAGAATAGGGTATTTATATCGTACACCTTCATACCAGTCAGGGTAGCGACCGGTCAGGTGCATAGCCCCTTCCATTGAGCCACAATACGATTTTCCTCCTTGATTGCCACCTAACAAAAGCTTCTGTGAGGCAGGCAGGTTCGTCCCTTTACCTTTGGCGTTGTGGAATTCCATCTGGCGTGGATAGGGGGCGTAATACTCGAGGCGATAAATCTTTTTTCGCCGTTCGAGTTGGGCCAGTAGCCCTAATGCGTCACCTACTCCCGCCATAATTTCTTCACCCAGGGTGTCATCAATTCGTGTGGGTTCGGCCGACCATGGAATACCACAATCTTCGAGTCTTTCGGTACGCCGAACCGGCAATGCGTTTTATACGACACGCAATCACGCGCACCGAACGTCTCGGCATCAGGCAAAAGATTTGTGATCACATCCTGATCGCCGTGGTATTTCTCCATCATGGCCGGCTCAAACTCGTCCCAGACGTGCGACACGTCGTCCGCTGGGTCAAATAGCATGACGCTGGAGTTATAGCCACCGACGTTCCAGTCCGCGATGATGTGGAAGCCATCCAGTGCAACCAGTGAATCCAACGAGCCCGTTATGACCACATCCAGGTCAATATAGAGGGTGCGTTCCTTCAGAATGCCTGGCTTGAACAGATGCATCTTCGACCACCAGCCGGGGAGTGACTTATGCGCTGGGCGAGCTACGCACTTTAACCCTTTCGGGTCGTCAGTCAGGCAGACGAAGCGATGGGGAACAGTTAGATTGCGCGCAACCATCGCCTGAAGGATATTCACATATTTCTTCGGGTATTTTGATCCGACGTTGACGCACACGACTTCTAACATGATAAAAGAATATCCCTTCCATACCGCGCGATGATCTTGTAGCCGAAGTTATCAATGAGCCAGCCTTCTGTCTCACCTTCCTTCGTGCCAAACTTGGCGTAGCAAGGCTCTTTATCTTCAATCGCAATGACCGGCTTGAACTTTGTGATTGTCACCTGTGCGCCCTTGAGCGCCGCCAGTTCAGATCCTTCTATGTCGAGCAGAATTAAGTCGCACGATTCAAGCCCGAGGTCATCAATTCTCAATGTTGGGACGAGTCCTTTACCGCGTACATATTTCGCTCCCGGATTGCACTGCCCTTGGTTCTCGTCCACGATGCTGACGAGGCCGGGTTTATCGCCAAGTGCCGCTTGCAACTTAATGACGTTTGACTCTGGACAATTTATGCCCAAACAATAGAAATTCTCAGCGTCGGGTTCAAAGGTGTACACCGAATGAAACTTCGCAGCCAGGGTGCGGGGGAAAACGCCGAGGTTCCCCCCCGCTTGAACACAGGTATCCCACGCTTTAATATATGGCCACACCTTTTCGAGTTCGTGAACTTCATCCGTGGCTGCCGTGTAACATACTTCGTCATCGACCGGAACGATGAACCCCCGACACTCTTTAGTTGTGGGGGCTTTCATCATTTTTGCCCGCGAATGGCTGGTTTTTTCACGCCGGACGGTTGCTTGACGACCTTTTTGCTGGTCGTTTTCATCGCTTCATCACCGTCTTTGTCGGATTTCTTACGAGGAATAGGCTTTTTCATTTCTTTCTCCCCGTACCGTTCAGCGCCTTTGGACTCAGCTTACCGCCAGGGTTCGGGGTAGTCGAGCCGCCGTTACTGGCCGAGCCGCGATGGTTGTCCCCGATGTTGTGCTTGCCTCCAACCTTAACCGCACCTTTTTTGGCGATATCGTGTTGCAGGGTAGTCGTCTTGCTCAAACCATTCTTTGACGCCATTATGTTCTCCTTGGGTGTTGGATTGAAAATGTGTGACCACACACGACACAAGTATACATTTTTTCAATGTGTCGCGTGTATTCTCCCGTGCGATGATGCAACGGCGAATATTTGCACTTCGGGCACTCAACTGCGAGTGTATAGGGTTTATTGTTCACGGAATCGTTTCAACATATCCATCGCGGTGTTTCACACCCGGTCTGGATATTCCTTAATGGCAAACCCGGTCGCGGCCGATAACTGCCCTCGATCAACCAAGTGTTTGTCCTCGTGCTCGAAGTTATCCCACTCAATATCCAACTCCCGGCACAGCATGTCATACTCAAAGTCAAGAATGACCGAGCGATTCATGTTGTAATACAGGAAGGACGCAACCAGGTAGTTCGAGAATTTATACCAGAGGGATCCGTCCCAGCGGATAGAATAAATTGGTAGGCTATCGCTCACGCCAGTCTTTCACAGATTTGAATGTCACACTATCTCCATAGTAGGGGGACGAACCGATCTGGCAATGCCAATCAAGCTCGTCCACGACACCATCCGCTTCAGTTCCTTTATCTGCCAGTATCACCTCCGTAGGCGCACCCACCGCCGCTGCAAAATGCCAAACCGACGTCGGTACGGTGACAATTTTACTGAGTACCGAGCAGAGAGCGATTACACCCTCAAGGTCATTTCGCAAATCCAGTTCAGGCGTTTCGATAGCTTCATGTGCTGAGTCGTACTGTAGGCTCAACGGCGCATCAATGTCAAGCGAAAGTGGGTCAATACTTCCATGCCGTCCAGCCCAGGAAATACCCACCCGTCCGCGATACTGTTCAAACTCTTCAACGCGGGACGGATCTGGCTTCAGAAATGGCCGGCGGGGGAAGTGTGAGGCCCTGAATCGGAACAGCGCCATCAGGTCGCCCGCCGGAATATACGCGTCATACCCTGCCGCCAGATCATCCAGCGCATTCACTTGACGCGTCATGGTATGCAGCCCCGGTAGACTGCGTGCCAGCGGCATTACCAGTCGTGAGTCACAACAATACGTTACCTGCTTGCAGCGAGCCATCGCTTCGGGGAGAACGCTGGCAAACAGAACTTCATCACCCACCCCTTGCTCGGCTATTACGACCAGACGCTCGACGTTCTCGCCTTTCCAAAAGGGGATATTCTTGATGCCGTACCGCATCGCTGCCGACCAGTCATCCCGGTATTCCCATCCATCCCATGAACTGAAGTCACGTTGCAGGAGGCGAGAACAGCACAGGTTATATTTTACCCGGTCATCGAGCCCAGCATAGGTCGCTGCATCGCCGTTTGCCCGGATAGATTTCTTAAACTGGCGCAGGGCGATATCGACCTTCAGCCTAGACTCGCTTCCGCGCCGAAGCATGAACTCAACGTCGGTGAGCAGACTCATGGTTTACTGGCCGGGGATAGGAGGCGTTGGCTGTTTGTTGGACTTGCCCAGAGGTGGGGCGCTGTAGGTTGATCCATCCTGTACATCTTTGGGACTCAGAGCCGCAGCGAGTTGAGCCTTGAGCGAAGCAATCTCGCGGGCGGCCAGGGTGCGTTCGACTTCTTCCTCCAGCTTGGCAGCGCGCTCGGCTTCAGCAACAGCTTTCCGGCGTTTCAGTTCAGACGCACGTTCCTCTTCGGAAGGCTCGAACTCCGCCGGCACATTCGTCCATTCGCGGTTAGGTGCGTCCCCCCGGCAGTGAACCGAACGACCAAAATCAATACCTTCGCGCTCAATCGCCGCACGGATCATTGTTTCGTTTACTTCGTGCTCAACACCTGCATTACGCATCGCCTTGAGGATATTCTGCTCTTTGATAACCATGTGATTCTCCTTGGATTGTTCGTTGTTATTCGACGCGATAGGTGCAGGTAAATTCTGCATCGCTCGGCGCAATGATGTGGCCTTCACTGTCACTCACGAGGACAGAGCCGTCGTTGAGTGTGACTTCCACACCAGCCATCAGATTGCCTTGGGCGTTGTAAACGTGATGCACGCGAGGGAAACCAACCAGGACGACGACCGGTTCGACGGCTGGTTCGATGACTGGTTCGATGACTGGTTCGATGACTGGTTCGATGACTGGTTCGATG